TCCTGTATAGTATTTTTTCAACTGACAACCACAATTAAAATACTTATGCCTTCCTCCACAATTATATTTGTATTTCATAATAATTTCCTTTTGTTTGTTGTGTTTACTAATTCCCTTCTAAAGGGTAGAGGGAGTATATAAGCCTTTTAAGTGTTCTTCTACACACTTATATACTTTATCCCTCTCGCACGATTTCTACGCCAATTAGTTATAGTATTACTTTTCTGATAATTATATCATCAAATGTCTGCATAGCTATACTTTCTAACTCATACTTGACTTTTTCAAGTATATCTTGTGCATCAATGGGTTTACCTTCATTATCTTCAATTATATCTGATAAATCAATTAAATCGCCATTTATTGTTATTTTTATATCATTAAACATTATTTTAACCTTTCTTTTATTTTTTGCATTGTGGTTATTGTTCCGTCTTCATTAAAGAATTTCTCATTCAAATAACCTTCCATAGTTCTTCTGACATCTTCCACTATATATTTATATCCAATTTCAATATCGCCATTAAAACCTATTCCAAGAAAGTTAGAAATTGCTCCTTCAGGGAGGTTTCTTTTATCCCAACCACTTTGTCTGCAATTTCCACCTACGTAGCGTTTTGGACAACCTTTCATAGCCATAGCCGTAACAAGAATAGTTTTATCAGTTTTCTCATCTTCTTGAAAACCAAACAATTTTACATAGCTTGGTAATAGCTTGTTCCAATAATCTAATTCAGTTTGTATTTCACGATTTTTAGGTGTATCAACCATTGAATCTCCATAAGTATGAAGTTTCTTTTTTTTAATGTTATATTTCATAATATCTCCTTGTTTTGTTTGTTGTGTTTCCTAACTAAATAACCTTAGTAAGGTCAGAGGGTATTACTACCCTCTCGCACGATTCTCACGCCTATTAGTTTAAATATCAATACTCCAAGTTTGAGTTACTAAAACTCTTGTTTTTGTTCTCTTTGAAATATAAGGTTTATTTGCTAAGGTTTTACCTGAACAATCCCAATCATTATCATCAAATATACCTCTATCAGTATCTTCTAAAATATCCATATTTACAAGAGCCTGATTTATTTGATTATCAGTCATACTGCTTGGAAATACCCAAAAATTTATACCCCAATCATTATCATTTTTTACCCCACTATGTAAACAACTATTTTTTAATAATCCATTAAAATATTGTTTATCTCTTTTTAATGATTTTAATTTATTTTCAATGTTTATAATTTCCCTATCATTTGAAAACCATTTTTTAATTGTATTCATAATTTCTCCATTGTTTTAATTGCTTTGTTTATACCTTTTAATAATTCATCATTATTATACATTTTATCTTCATATTTAAATATAGGATAATCGCTTTGCATAGCATGATGTTTCATTAAAAATTGCATATCTTTTAGCAATTTTAATACTTCATTATTTTTCATAATTACTCCTTGTTGTTTGTTGTGTTTACTAATTCCCTTCAATAAGGGCAGAGGGTGTTGCAGTTGAGCCATCTGCAATCTTAATCACCATTATACTACAATTTTTAGATGTTTTTTTCATCACTCTGAAGAACCCTCTCGCACGATTTCTACGCCAATTAGAATTTTGAAGTTTCTAATCTATATAATATAAATCCTATTATAAAAATTATACTCCATACGATTATATCAATCATTTTAGCTCCTATTATATATTATATTATAATTATCATTATATACTTCATTTATACTACTTTTTGTTTTTTCTTTTATAGCTTCTAATATTGCTTGTAATAGATGTTTATTAGTATAAAAATAACCTATACGCTTAGGATATTTTATATTATCAAGATATATTTTATAACCTTGAAAATTTCCAAAATAATATATTTCTTCATAATATACTTTATAATTTTTAGTTATAATATCATTACAATATCCATTGCAATCTATTAATTTATACTTTTTTATATACCTATTATTATTAGATTTACAATCTATTAATTTAGTTGTAATAGTCATAATATTAACTCCTGTTGTTTGTTGTGTTTGTGAGGGGTTGCAACCTCTAAGCCGTAAAGCTTACCGATTTAAACACCTTTAATTATAAGGGGGGAAAATACCCCCCTTATTAAAGAATGTCTGCTCATCATTTTATTAAGATAATAAACAAGATAACTTTTTATTATTATGGACATAATTATATAAAGCATTGCTTAACTCATTATATATATTATCAGTTATAATTTTAAAAGCCTCTTTTGATTCAAACTCTGACTCTGTTTGTCCTAATGTAAAATTTTTAGCTAAATATTGTGCTATATCATAATAATATATTGGTACGTTACTATCTGCAATTTCATTAATAGCGTCTTCAATATTTGAATAGTTTTTATATTCTCGCTTAAACTCATCAATAGTATTTTCAATTAAATCACCTAATAAATAACTTTTTTCCATTTTTAACTCCTTGTTTTTTGTTGTGTTTTGTTCCCTTAGTAAGGGCAAAATATTTTCATATTTTCGCACGATTCACACGCCAACAATACAACACAACCCCCTAAAAAATTTAAGGGGTTGTTGTTGCATTAACACAACAACAAACATTGCCACCTTTTCAATCGTAGGGCTTTTGCTTCCCCTTATGTACTACTCATTCTAAATTCACTCTAGCCCCCTCCGTTAAAAGCCTTCAGGGCTATGTACTCGACTAGAATTATCTTGAGTTACTCGCTCAATCCATTTAAATTTATCGTCCTGCGTTTTGGTTACCTCGCGGAGTCCCCTCGTTGCACCACCCAAAACATCGATTTTCATATATCAAAGAACATCCTATATTACCACTAATGGTAACAGTATGCAAGTAAAAAATGCAATTAATTGTGTTCTTCCTTCGTGAAATCATTAAAAAAAAATTTTATGCCTTCGGCATTAGTTTATTTAAATCATTATCAATAGCGTTAACACTACGTGAGAATCGATTCTAATGCGATTACAAGCATTTAAACACTTTTTAGATGTCAATGTAAGCAAACAATACAATCTAATGATTTTAGGGTGTTTTTGGGCTAAATATGGGTAATCCACCACTCCCACCAATTTATTTAACTTTTATCTTGCTTTTATCATTTGTTTTGTTGTATGGGGCATTTTGAGACTCATTCTCATTTAAGCCTATACAACATTTAAAGCAATAAAACAATGTTTTTTTCGCCTACAACATTCCAAGCAATAAAGCAAGAGTTTTTTTATTTTGTTACAAAACTTACGAGTAACTTACGAGGGGTGTGGGGGGATGAGATTAAATTACGAGGTGCAGTAACCATTCCACACAAAATAGCAAAAGTAACTTTGAAAACAAAAAAACCAAAGAACTTTGAAAATTAACTTTAAAATTTGTATATTGTGATATGGAATTATCTACGAAATTAAAAAAGAACCCTTCAAAAGTGTTGGCTGTAGAGCTTTGTGCAGTTAATCCTGAGATGACTGTGGCTGAAATTGCGAATAAACTTGGTATATCTAAGAGTTGTTTAGAAAATTGGAAAAGAGAGCCTGCATTCATTGATGCTGTTTATGATAGATATATGTTACAGTTTGGATTGGAAATACCACAGGTGTTAGATTCTATGCTAAGGGAAGCTAAAGCAGGTAATGTGCAAGCAGGTAGATTGATATTAGAGCATAGTGGAAAGCTTGTAAAAAATATAAATGTTACTATAGATAGTCCTTTTGAAAAGTTTTTAAAGAATGTGCCTGAGGCTGAGGTTGTGGAAGATGCTGTTATTGTAGAATCGGCTTCTGAGGCTCTAAATGGGGTCAATTTCGATGAATTACCTGAAAGAGATACTAAGAGTCAATATAAAAGAGAGATTGAAGAAAAGCAGGCAACTAAAGAATTAATTAAAAAAGCAGAGTATAATGCCAAGCAGAAGTTGTGGTATAGGTGGCGTAAAAGAGCTGAAGCTGTGGGTATTCCCTTATTAGAGGGTCGCAGACCAACACCTGCTCAAAGAAAAGATTGGGAAAAGTTAATAGTTGAAGCTGAGAAGTTAAGAGATTCCAAGTAAGTCTATATAAGATATATCCAAGTCTTCACACATTTCATTATAAACATCATTAGGTATAAATATAGGTTGTGCATCAGATACATTAAATTCGTCCATATTTACATACTTATCTTCGTATTTTTTAATTAATCTATCTAATTCTATCATAATTTTCATCATTTTATTAAAATCTTTATGATTCATAGCTAAAACCTCATATTTCTTATATTTTTACCTCTACCTGCTAATCTAAACCCTTTTCTTATACCTTTTTTTAATCTTTTTAGGTTTTTATCAGATAATATTGTGCTTTTTCTAAATCCTTTTGGTGCACTTTTTGCAGCTCCACTTTCAGTTCTTACAGTTCCTGCCATCCAATTCCTTTTAGGTAGATTAGAGCCACCTTTAACATGATAATCTCCGTACTTATTAAAAGTTACACCTTTTTTAGTAACTCTGATAGATTTTAGCAGATTTCCTGTTGCAATTAGGGGTGTATTAGTTGTTTTAGGCTTAGTTCTTGGGTAATGAGGGTTATAACCTTTGTATTTTCGTCTTTTTTGAGTTGCAGGAGCTAAAGGTTTGAATTTACCATCAGTAATATTCTTTTTAAACTGATTTGCAACATCTCTTAGGTTTGTTCTCTCAGTTTGTGGTAGTAAAGTTTCTAATTTTTTATTTAATTTACTAAAACTAAAGGTTACTTTGGTCTTTATCCTCAGATTGAACATTATTATCGCCTTCCTCTTGATTTTCTTCAGGTTTTTCTTCTTTTACAGTATTCTTATTACTATTTACTATTTTTTCGGCTTCTTTGTAGGATAAATCCTTATTATACTCCATTAATAAGTCAATTTCATTAATCATATTGTGATTTAGCCTATGTTCATCTAGTAATATTTGGTCTTGGACTGTTTTTGGATATTCAGGCTCATTAAAGTCTAATCTTAGTTTCTCAGGTAGACTTATATTATTATAAGCAGCAATTTCTTTCTCAATATAGTATAATTCGTGCTCATACATTCTCCAAAGCTCTATATCATCCTGATAATCTTCAAATCTCTCTAAATCTTTAATTTTAAGAGCTATTCCACTTGGTGTTTCGCCACCATCTTGAGCAAATTGAACATATAAGTGGTTATTTTGAGCAACTAAATCTACTTGGAATTTAATATTTTCAATAACTGATTCAATATTACCTGCAGGAGATACAATGTCAAACGTTGCACCTTCAGGCAAATCTATAATTTGGTCAGAACCCGCTCTTTCTATTCTTTTATCTGAGTCTACTCCTGTCATATAAGGCTGTCCAAACATTTGAAATCTTAAACCAAGCTGCATTTCAGTCATAGCGATGTTCACTTGCTCATTACAATCAACAATATCGTTTGCTCCGTCTACAAAAAATTCATCTATTTGTTCTTCTCTATGAGTGAATAC